CATGATTACAACGAAGGAAAGTCGCATCATGAGCGTTGGTTCTCTATTGATTTAAAACTAACCGAAGCACCTTTTTAATATGTTTCAACTAAGAGAATATCAAACAGAAGCCGTCACTAAAGGTGGCGAGATATTAAATGCTAAAGGCTTGTTGATACTTAATTATGAAGTGAGGACTGGTAAGAGCCACATCGCACTATCAATAGGAAGTAACTACTCAAATGTTTTATTTGTCACTAAGCTAAAAGCAATTAGCAGTATTGAGAAAGACTACGCCACAGCAGGTTACACGTATCCGATTACGATAATTAACTATGAGCAACTTCATAAACATAAAGCAACTTATGACCTAGTAATCTTTGACGAAAGCCATAGTTTGGCAGCGTTCCCGAAACCTAGCATCAGAACAAAACAAGCGAAGCGAATATGTGCAAACGGATGCAAGGTTATTTTAATGACAGGAACACTACTTCCCGAAAGCAACGCTCAAATCTTCCATCAGTTATTTGTTTCCAACTATTCACCGTTTAGAAACTATCCAAACTTCTACAAGTGGCACAATGATTTCGGCACTATCAAAATAAAATATACTTCCTACGGCACGTCAAACGATTACAGCGTGGTTAGCTACGAAAAGGTTATAAAGTACATCGAGCCTATAATGTTGACCTATACGCAAAAAGAAGCAGGATTTGTGAGCGAAATAAACGAACACTTCATGACCGTAGAAATGAAGCCGTCAACCTATGCTATTATTGACCGACTAAGTAATGATTTGATTATTGAGGGTAAAAGCGGAGTAGTGTTAGCGGATACATCGGTGAAGTTAATGCAAAAGGTTCACCAAATGTATAGCGGAACGGTGAAGTTTGAGGACGGCAATCGAATAGACTTTGACGATAGTAAAGCAGTGGCAATAAAACAAAGGTTTGCAGGTAAAAAAATAGCTATATTCTACAAATTTATTGCTGAATTGGACGCTATCAAGAAGCACTTTGACGTTACCGACAACATCGAGGAGTTCAATAATTCAAATAAAACCATAGCTTTGCAAATAATAAGTGGACGTGAAGGCATTAATTTGTCAAGTGCGGAGGCTTTAGTTTATTATAATATTGATTTTAGTGCGATTAGCTACTGGCAATCGAGAGATAGAATGACAACTATAAACCGAAAGCAAAGTGATATATTTTGGGTGTTTGCTAAAGATGGGATTGAGTGGCAGATTTATAAAGCAGTATCTAAAAAAAAGGACTTTGTCCTACAAACATTTAAGAAATGGCAAGTAAGCACCAAACCAAAGTCATAAAAGAAATGGAGGCAAAAGGTTACTTTGTGATTAATTTAATTAGGACATCAAAAAACGGAATTCCAGATTTATTATGTTTGAAAGACGGTGAGGCTATATTTATTGAGTGCAAAGAAAAGACCGACACTTTGAAACCTTTACAGGAGTACCGAATAAAGCAGTTGAATGATTTAGGATTTAAAGCATACGTAAATAAAGCATTATGACAATTAATTACGGTAAATTCGCCACAATTAAATAAACAAACTATGGTTCTAACTAAAGAAATCCAAGAGTATATTCGAGTAAGGTATGAAAGCACCCAAAACATTACTCAAATTGCGGATGAGATTTTCAAGAAGTTTAAGATAGACGTTAAACCAGAAAGTTTTAGAAGAGAGGTCAGCAGGTTTATAAATAAGGCAAACCTTAAAAAACAAAATAGCGAAATCAAAAGGCTGTTCTTTGACATCGAAACAAGTTATTACATTGTGCCTACATTTCAATTTTGGAAAGTCAACATTAATCCCGATAACATTTTAAGGCAAAAGAAAATTATCTGCATAGCCTACAAATGGCAGTATGAAGACAAAGTTCACGTTCTAAAGTGGGATGAAAACCAAGATGATACCAAGCTAGTAAAAGACTTTATCCAAGTAATTAAACACGCTGATGAGATAGTGGCGCACAACGGTGATAAATTTGACATCAAAGAACTTCGCACAAGGGCAATATTAACTGGCAATTTAATGTTTCCTATTTATCGCACACTTGACACGCTAAAGAAGTCACGCCAATACTTTCGCTTCGCTAGTAATAAACTTGACTATCTCGGTAAGGTGTTGAATGTAGGGCGCAAACTTGACCATGAGGGCATGAAGTTGTGGATTGACATTTGCGAACATAAAAATAAGGCTTCACTAAAAAAGATGGTTGACTACTGCGTTCAAGATGTGGCAGTTTTAGAGGATGTTTATATGGTTATGTCACCGTACATTTACCACAACACGAACATGGCAGTTTTGAAAGGCGGTGAAAAGTGGCATTGTCCAGAATGTGCGAGTGACAACGTGCAACTATCTCACACCGATGCAACGGCAATGGGTTACATCAAACGCCACATGAAATGTAATTCGTGCCGCAAGTTTTATAAAATATCCAACCGTAGTTACATTCGGATGCTCGAAAACATTATGTTCAAATCGATAAATGATAAATAATGGACCAGCTATATCAATGGACTTTTCAAGTATTAGATTATAAAAACTTTGAAGGCACTAACATTGTGGTGTATGCACCAACGTACAAAGATGCGCTCAGAAAAATACGAGATTTGAAATTGCCACAGCTATTGACCTTTGACGAAATAGAAGATGGGGTGAAACTGATCCAAGTTTATGAAATGGACTTTATTAGTGAATTAGAACAAGAAGAAGTATCTGAACCCGAAGAAGAATGACATAATGTGCAATACACCGCACTTTTGCGGTTAATGAATGATTAAGCTAACAGAAATAAAATTAATTACTATTTTTGACCCATGCCAATACCTAAACCAAAAACCAACGAAAGCAAAGACGATTTCATTCAGCGTTGCATGAGTGATGATGTTATGGTTAATGAATACAAAGACGAAGCGCAAAGATACCGACTTTGTTTGTACAGCCATGCAAATGATTTAAAAGCGCAGAAAGAAATCTTAAACGCTGAAACGTACAACGATTACCCGAAAGCCGCAACCGAGAACGCTAAACGTGCATTGAAGTATAGGGATGAAAGTGGCAACCCGAAAGGATGCGGAACTTTAGTTGGATGGGCAAGAGCAAACCAACTGGCGAACAGAGAACCAATTAGCCGAGATACGATAGCACGAATGGCATCATTTGAACGGCATAGGCAAAACAGCAAAGTACCTTACAAAGATGGATGCGGTGGTTTAATGTGGGATGCGTGGGGTGGTGATGAGGGCGTTGCATGGGCACAAAGGAAATTAGAACAGATAGATAAAAAATAAAAAACAAAAGCGATGAAGAAAATAGCAACTAGCAAAATCAAACTAAATCCAAACAATCCAAGATTAATTAAAGATGACAAGTTTAAAAAGTTGGTGCAGTCAATAAAAGACTTCCCCGAAATGCTTGACATTCGTCCGATAGTGGTTAACGCTGATATGATTATACTTGGTGGCAATATGCGCTACAAAGCTTGTGTAGAAGCAGGATTGAAAGAGATACCAGTTATTGTTGCTGACAAACTAACCGAAGAACAGCAACGTGAATTTCTTATCAAAGATAATACTAGCGGTGGTGAATGGGATTGGGAGATGTTAGCAAACGAATGGGATGCTGAGGAGTTAGGGGATTGGGGATTAGATGTTCCAACTTTTTCACCAGCAGTTGATTATTCTATTCTTGATGATGAAGATGTTTCAAAGCAACTTGAAGAAATGACTGATGGTGTTAAGAAAGCTATACAGATTGAATTTGAAGCAGAACACTATGAAGAGGCTTATGCACTTGTAAAGTTTTGGAGAGACAAAGGCGGTTATGTTGGTGGAATGATAATGGAATATCTTAAAGAAGAAAAAAATAAGATATGAAATTAAACAAAGGAGAAATCAAAGGAATTAAATTTTATTACAGAGATGGGATGTCAGATAAAAAAACATTTGATGAAGTTTTAGGTAATGAAGTTTATTTAAAGAAATCAATGACAATTCAAGCAGGTGAAACTTGGATGGATTGCGGTGGCAATGTAGGGGCATTTACTTTATTAGCTTGTTCAAAAGGTGCAAAGGTTACAGTTTATGAACCAGACCCTTTTAATTGCGAAATGATTAAAAAGAATTTAGAACTAAATGGATTTACTGCAGAAGTGAAACAAGCTGCATTAGTCCATAATGACACTAAAGAAATCATTTTATTTATTGGCAACAACGGCAATGTTTGGAGAAATTCAATAGTGAAGAAATGGAATAACAAAGGAATAAAAGTTCCTTGTTTAAATTTTGAAGATGAAGCTAAAAAATTTGATTGTTGCAAAATGGATATTGAAGGAGCTGAAATGTTGATTTTAGAAAATACAAAAAAAGTATTTAAAAAATTAGTTTATGAATGGAGTTTCGATATTGATGATAGTTTGCCGAGATTTTGGAAAATTATTGAAAAACAACAAAAGCAATACAACGATTTGAAAGATATTGGAAATACAGCAAAATTCAAAACACGTGATTATGATGTTTGGCAAAAAAGTTGGTTTCCAGCTTGTACAAATGTTTTCGCATTTAATAAATAATATATGAAACGTATAGATTTAATTGAAGTAAAGCATAATCGTAAAATTGGAGAAGCGTGTGAATATATTGAGCCTAATGTTACTGAAGATTGTATCTTTTATGCAGATGGCGAACCGATAGGTTTTTACCTTACGAAAATGCCTGAAAAAATGTGCAAGTTGGCAGACTTAGCAAATGCAGAATTTAGAAGTAAAAACGTAAAAAAAACTTTATTGACAAGAAGAACAGGAGATGGTATTGATGAAAAAACTGGAAACTTTAAATACAAAAATGAAGTTGAGCAATTAAGTGCAATAATAGGAAGTATTCCACCAAAACCTCATATGTCAAGACCATATCCATCAATTTCAAGTGTTCATTTAAATAAAAAATCAGAAACTTTTATAAAAGCAATGTTATTACTTGCAAAGGAAAGTGAGCAGTTAATAAAAGAATTATTACCAACACAATATGAACATCAAGTTGAATTATTTAAAGATGTGCCACAAAAATGGAGGTTTGGAAATTTATTTACAAGTTCAATTTCAAACTATAATATTTCAGCACCATTCCATAGGGATACTAAAAACATAATTGGAGCAGTAAATGTTATTATTTGCAAGAAACATAATTCAAAAGGAGGTGATTTGCATATACCCGATTACAATGCAACAATAGGACAACAAGATAATTCTATTTTGGTTTATCCAGCGTGGAGAAATGTGCATGGAGTTACACCGATTATCCCTACATTTGAGGGCGGTTATAGAAACTCATTGGTGTTTTATCCGCTAAAAGCATTTAAAGGATTAACAGAGAATTAACAATGAATAAAAACCCGAACAAAGAAAACCTAAAGCCTTTCAAAAAAGGCGAAAGCGGAAACCCAAACGGCAGACCTAAAAAGCTACCCGAATTGGATAAACTATTGGCTGATGTGCTTGGCGAAGAAAAGGACGGCATAACGGCAGGTGAGGCGATTTTAAAGGCGTTAAGGGCGAAAGCTAGTAAAGGCGATGTGAGGGCAGCGGAGGTGCTTTTAGACCGAGCATACGGCAAAGCAAAGCAAACAATGGACGTTTCTGTTTCAAAGAAGAATTTACCCGAATGGCTAAACGAGGAAGATGAAGAATAGTAATCCAAACTTTCGCTTTTTAAAAAAAAAGTTAAGTCGCAACGGATAACACTTTTGCAAGGTGGCACAAGGTCGGGGAAAAGTTACTCGGTTATCTATTACATCATTTGGCTATGTGAGAATTACACAGGGCTTGATATAGACATAGTTCGTGATACCTTTACTGCTTTACGTGCAACGGCTTGGAAAGACTTTAAAGACGTTCTAATTGAGTGTGGCGTGTATAATGATTTGCACCATAACAAAAGCGAACACTATTATAATTTGCACGGCAATATAATAAGCTACTACGGTGCGGACACTCCTGCAAAGATACACGGACGCAGCCGTGACTTCATTTGGATAAACGAGGCGCACCAGTTCCCACAAGAAACAATCGACCAACTATTCCCACGAACAAGGCATAGAATTATTTGCGATTATAACCCTGCTTTAGGTTTGGAACATTGGCTTGACCCTTACATTGAAAAATATCCACCGCTAATAACCACCTACAAAGACAATCCATATTTGACCCAAGCGCAGATTGAGGACATCGAAAGCAGAAAGTCAAACCAATATTGGTGGACAATTTACGGAAGCGGTGAAAGGGCAAACCGACAAGGCGCAATCTTCACCAACTGGACACATGGGGAGTTCGATAATTCTTTGCCATACGTTTACGGTCAAGATTATGGCTTTAGTGTTGACCCGACAACTTTAGTCAAAGTGGCGGTTGACGAAAAGAAAAAGATTATCTACGCTGATGAAAAGTTTTATTCAACCGTTGGCATGGGTACAAACGAAATATTCGAGGCAAATAAACAAGCCACGAAGCCGAATGAGTTAATCATTGCGGATAGTGCTGAACCTAGATTGATAGACGATTTGAGACGAAAAGGAACGAATATAATACCATGCGAAAAGGGTGCAGGAAGTGTGAGCGCAGGGATAACAAAGATGCAAGACTATCAAATAGTGATAACACGAACATCGCACAATTTACGAAAAGAATTATCTAACTATATTTGGAACGATAAAAAAGCAGGAATACCAGTTGATGCGTTTAATCATTGCATTGACCCACTACGATACAGCACAATGTATTTAACCAAGCATAAAACAAGCACAGGAATAAGAAAAAATAGTCTAATATGATACAAGGAAAAATAAACGAGGAACTAATTAACATCCCGACTAATTGGGGCGATGTGCCTTTTAAGAAGTACATCGAGTTTCTAAACCATGAAACAGCACTTGACCAAGCTAGTTGTTTGCTAGGTGTACCGACCACAACATTAAACAAGCTAAACAGCGAAGCACTAGGGGCGTTGTTTACGGCATTGCAGTTTATGCACGAGCCTCCAAACGCTTACTTAGAAAAAGATAAACAAATTGACATTGGGCGTGAAAGCTACGGCAAACTAGAGATGGCGAAGTCTTTACTCCTTCAACATGACAAACCGAAGGACGCTTTGATTGGCATTGCGAAAATCTACACCGACATTGATTTTAGCGAAGTGCCTACTGATGAGGCGAACCCTATTTGCGCTTTTTTTTTTCTGCACTCAAAAAGTTCTTTGAGCGTTATAAAAGATTGAACGACTACAAACCAAGCCAAGCGGAGGCAATAGCAAACGTGGACAGGTTCAAAAAGTTCGGAGCGAAAGCCACTATCTTTGCCATGATGGACAGATGGGGCAAAACTATTGAGGAAGTCACAAATATGCAGGCGACTTTGATTTACGATATTCTCCTTCACGACTTTGAAAAGTCCATGTATCAAAAAGATTTACAAGCCGCACAACAGCAACAGCAGAAAATGATGAGAAAATAGTATTTTTGCTTTATGTACTTAGACACCGTAAACTTCATCAAAGGCATTTGCCAAACCATTAACCCGAACGGCACGTTCTATCATGGGCGTGTTAGCGATGCGAATTTAGCCATCAAGGACAACCCGATGCCACAAATACACCTTTATCCGTTTCGTGTGCAAAACCCGACCAATATGGGCGTAGACGTGAACCCAAATATATTAATGGCATTTTTGTTTGACGGTTCGCCTCACGATGGGGCAGATGACTTGTTAAACAGCACAGACGAAGCCGACACCATGCAAAGACGGTTTCACCTAGCTTTACAAGGTAGCGGTAAGATAGTGAGCAACTATGAAGCAGAACCGTTTTATAAGCAGTTTAGCGGAGTGACAAACGGAATGTTCGTGAGATTTCAACTTCAAATCAAATCCAGCAAAGTTTGTGAGCCATGATTAACTTAGAGGCGAGATTAAACGAATTAGGGGTCAAATTAACCGAGCAGTTGGTGAATGACATCCAAACAAAGCTAATACAGCGCAGGGGCGCAAATGGCACGTTTGAGAGTGTTGTAAACGCAAGTGGCAAACTAGCCAAGTCAATACGGTTTGAAGTAACCAACGGAACGGTGCTAAGCATTTACGGCAATGATTATATTCAGTATCTACAAAACGGTAGAGGACCGACAAAGAACGGAGGCAATGGTGCGGTTAAACGTGCGATAAGGCAATGGATAGATGACAAAGGAATTATACCCGATGGAATAAGTAAAGATAGTTTAGCCTTCTTAATTGCAAGGCGAATACATCAAGAGGGTTCGACCATATATCAAGCAGGTGGGAGCGATTTAGTGAGCGGAATATTTAATGAAGAATTACAGCGAAGCATCGAAGCCGAGTTTGCTCAATTATTGGTGACAGAAATCCAATCCGAGATTTTTGAATTATTGGCGGCATAAATAAATAGGACACGAAAATAATAACGGCTTAGAGTTGTTTAAATTTGCAACATGAGCCGAGCCAACGACTATTTACTTTTCCAACGTCCTTACAAGTGGGTTAGCGCACATCGAGAGTTCACATGGGTGTACTCTTTACCCACACGACCATTCTTTTATTTCCCTAATAACGGTCTTATTCAAGTGGTGTTGACTTCTTCATTTAGTGCTGACCTAGAAGTGGGAAGCCGTATTTACTTTCGGAACTTTGGGGCGTTAACTGGTTTTCATGTGGTGAAGTCAATCACAAGTCAATCCGACTTTACTTTACAAACAGCCTATCCGAGTACGGTTATTAGTTCGGTTGGTGCAGGTTGTGAGTTTGTGGACTTACCTAGCGTGACCGTTTATAGCGGATGGCAAGTGGGTGAATTGATTATCGGTGGCGTTGATATGAATACGGTTCAACCTTACAAGTTAATCGCTACATTCAGACCAGAAGCAGATTTAAATGGGCGATTAAGGTTTAATCTAAGCGGCTATGCACAAGCGGCATTCCCTACGCCATACAAAATACATTACAATTTAGACGAAGTCAATTACAACATATATACAGGAACGATAACGGTTGGTGGCAAAGAGTATATTTATCTTCGCCACTTTTTTAACGGTTCATTAAAGGGTGAAAACTATGTGGCTAATAGTGGGTTAACGGTAGAAGATTTGAACCGATATTATGTGAAAGCAAACTCAATTAGCGAGTGCGGTTTTACCAAGCTATTAATTGATGGAAGCGCAGATGATAAACGAACAATAAACGAAAATCAAATACAATGGCAGTAAAAAGCAAAACACAATTAGCTTCCGACATTTCAGGGAGTACATTTAGCGCACCTCAACAAGTTATCTTGGATGACATGGTTGACAGCTACCAAGACTTAGCTATTCAGCTAACAACGGCACAACGTAACGCAATCGCAACACCAGCGAGTGGCTTACTAATATACAACACTGATAATAGTCAGTTTGAATATTACAACGGTTCAGCATGGGCGAGTATGTCGAGCGGTTTAGGGAGTACGCAATCCGTAACCGTAGCCATTGGAAGCGCACAGATATTGGCAGGGAACACAACACCAGTTCAATTAATTGCAGCACCAGGCGCAGGTTTGGCAATCATACCTATTTCAGCAGTTGTAAAATATACATACATCACAGCGGCTTATGCAACAAACACAACTCAATCAATATACTTTGACACATTAGATATTGAGGATAATCGTTTGATTTCTATATCCACTATTTTAGAGCAAACAGCAAATAAAAGTGCAATAGTTTCAGCAAGTTCGCCAACGAATGGGAATAGCATTATTGCAAACAAGGCTTTAATGTGGGCAATTCAAAACGGAAACCCGACAGCAGGGAGTGGAAGATTAGACATAACCGTTATTTATACGACAATACCTTACTAATGATTAAGAAAGTCAAGACCTACGTTAAAGACAGCACCGATAGCGGAGTGATTACTGATTACTTCGATGCGGCTATTATGCAAGGCGTGACGGCATACACATTTAACGGTTTAGGTATTGCAGGGAACTATGTGACTGAACCAGCGTGGTTTATTCCATTCGGTTCGTTTCCTTTTAGTTTGGGTTGGTATATTAATTTAGACGTGGCAGATATTGGGTTCTATTCCTTTAGTTACACATTAAGCTACGGAGCAACTGATGTAGAGTACATTGTGGAGTTAAACTTAGAAGCGTACAATCAAATTGACTTACCAACTAATTGCAATACTAAATTACTAGGTTGGTTAACAAGGCAAGGCGGTTGGGCGGTGTTTCCATTTAACGGTAACACGACTTTTGAAACGGAGATACCCGATGCAGAAACATACCAAACGCCACAATATCTAACAGCCGTTAGTGAGCGTAGAGGCGTAACCGATAGCGAGATACTTACCACTGGAGATATACCACAAGAGGCGTTAGCCTACATGGAAAGTTTAAAGCAAACCACACAGGCGTACATCGCAAACTTTTTACAAGATGGAACGCTTGAAGTTACACCAGTGTTGATTGAAGCAGGAACATTCACCAAGCGAAACACAAACGATAAATTTTTTGATGTTAGCGTCAGAATTATTTACGCTACTGAAATAACTATGCAAAATGGCTAGTGAGTTATACATCGAAGATAAATTAGTTGACTTGCCTACTGATGCGGATATCAGTATCGAATACGCCATAGCTAAGATTGGTGAAATTGAAAAGCGAAGCGGAGTAAGGTCAGCCGAGTTTACCATCCCGAAAACGGCAAAGAACAAAGCTATCTTTGAAAATCCCGATGACGTAAATAACATAGGTACTAAGCCATACAGGCGGCTAAAGGCACGTTACTATTCCAACGGTATTGACCAACAGATTTCATTTGCAACGCTAAAGGAAAGCGCACAAGGTTATAACGTCAACATTTACGGTGGCAATAGTGATTTCTTTGCGGCTTTAAAGGACGGCAAGTTAACTGATATTGATTTTAGTGCTTATGACTATTATCACACGTTGACTAACTACGTTGCAACGAGAACGGATTTAGACGTTCCACGTTCAATCGCTTTGAATGTTGAGCAACCTACTGCGATAGCTTTGGGTGATATTCGTTACCAACCACCGAGCGTTTCGATTGAGTTTATTTTAGAACAAATAGCGGCTTCACAAGATTACACGCTAAACAATGAAACGAAATTAAAATACGGTTATCCTAATCAGTTAATGGTTTTGCCGTTGTGTAAAGAGTGGTTGAGAGATTTTAACGGTGATAAATATAACTGCGAGTTTTTTGGTGATACTTTGGTTTTACCAGCTCCTGCAGCGGCTAACAAAATAATGATGCTTACTAAAATTAGTGGTAGCGATATTTATTTTGACCCTAGTTCAATAGCAACTTGGGATGGTAGCGTTATTCTAAATGATATAATAACCGTAACTTATAACATTGTAATAAATATAACGGTTACAATCGTAGGCAATATTACGATAGACGTTAATTCAATAGGCATATCAGATACAAGATTAGCGGCTGATGTGGTAGTAGGCGTAAACACTTTTACTTATTCGGGAACGGCAACACTTACACCGTCAGCATTAACAGATGATGCAAACTCAATTACCATTTCATTTTTAACGGCTGCAATTTACACCGTTGCTGATGCTTCATTAACCATTACAGATACGGTTGTAGTTACTCCAACTGAAGTAAATGCTTTACCGTCAGTTAACTTTATAAGCCGTCAATTTACAACCGTCAATAGTTTACTACCCGATACAAAACAAAGCGAATTACTAGCTACTTATTTGAAGTTGACTTGCTCACTTATTCAAGTTGATGAAGTAAACAAAGTAGTTAACATAGTACCGTTTGAAAAGCTAAATGATAATATTCCAAACGCTTTAGATTGGTCAAATAAGTTAGACCTAACCGATACGCCACAGATAACATTTGCGGTTGATGGCTACGCTCAAAGAAATCTTTGCACGTGGCAATATGATAGTGTGTTCGACCCTAACCAAAACGCAACATTCGCAAATGGAGTAATAACTTTAGATGACCAGAATTTAGATGACGAACAAGATTTAATTGAGATTGATTTTAGCGCAAGTACACAAGCATTAACAGGTGGTTTAGTTGTTGCAGACTTGCAAATATTTAATGATGACGGCACGTTTAAAGATGAAATAGACCAGCGTATTCTATTCGCCAAGTTTAATGATGTGGCGTTTACCTACACAGACGGCACAAGTAACAGCGCACAGACAACGGACATTCTTTTAACTCACTTTCAAAAGAGCGGTGAAATCAATTTAGGGTTTGATGATAATTTAATCCCGACTTTTTACCAGTCTTTTATTGATGTTTTGGATAAGGCTAAGATAGTCACTTGCTTACTACGGTTAAACGCCTCAGACATTAATCAACTTGACTTGACTATTCCTATTTATATAGAATACTTCAATAGTTATTTTTATGTGAGCAAGATAAGCGGTTATAACCCGAACAGGAACGTGAGTACATTGGTTGAACTTGTAAAACTTTATTAAGATGGCAGATACACTAATATTTAAGATTGACACCACTCCAACCGTTTCGGCATTGCAGGACGTTAACGATTTGTTGACCCAGTCTAAAACAAAGCTAAAGGAGTTGACTGATGCAGGGAAGCAACAGACCAATGAATACATTGCACAAAATGCGGAAGTAAAGGCATTAGAGAAAGAGCAACGGGCGTTAAACAATGTTTTGGTGCAACAAACTAGTGCAACAAAGATAATGACCCAAGCCACTGAAGATAACATCAAAGCAGGGAAGGCACAAGAAAACAGCATAGCAGAAAACCGTAAAGCCTATAACGCTTTATACAATCAATTAATACAAACAGCGAAGCCAACTAAAGAGCAAATCGCAACCGCTAAACAATTAAATACGGTAATAAAGGAACAAGAGGCGGCATTAGGTAACACTACTCGTAACGTAGGTAACTACGGTCAAGGGTTTAGTGAAGCAGGGAAGCAAATAAACTTATTTGGCGTAAACATTGGCGAGGTTTCTAAAGGATTAGAGGCTGCTAAAGCAGGTTTCACAGCCGCAGGGGGTGGCGTTAAAGGTTTTGGTGCGGCACTAGCTACAACAGGTTTGCCGTTGATTATAATGGGTATTCAATCCCTTATAACCGTATTTGAAAATTTTAAACCAGTAGCTGATGCGGTTGAGGATAGCACAACAGCTTTGGGCGCAGCATTTAGAGCAATAGTAACTGGTGGAAGTATTGACGATATAGTTAACTCGTCAATGAATTTATTAAACGTCCTTCGTGATTTAGAGGACACACAAGGCGCATTTAATATATCACAAGCCAAAGGTCGTGCACAAGTTGATGCCTTAATAATTGCATCAAAAGATAGAACTAAAAGCGAGGAAGATAGGCTTAAATTAATTGAGAAAGCGGAGGCATTGGAGCGTGATATTTTTGGGAAAGCAAACGTGCGAAATGTTATCTCAATAGACAATCAAGCCAAAGCACTAAAAGCAAAGTTAGAAATATCTGATGCCGAATTAAAAATATTAGCGGAGGAGGACACTCAAAGGTCATTAGCGTTGCGTAAAAGACTTGAAGATACAAAAGGATTAACCGATGAAGAATTAAAATTATACCAAACAGCTTTATTAGAACGTCAATCATTAGAGGGTGAATTAAATAAGTTCTCCGAGAAAATGATTAATGCTCGTAATAAGATAATTGAAAAAGCCGAAGCCGAAGCGCAAAAGGCGGCAGATAAAAGTGCAAAGGAAAAAGAAAAACGTGGTAGAGACGCAGCAGACGCAGCGGCTAAAAAAGCTATTTCAGACGCTAAAGCTATTTCTGATAAAGAGAAAGCAGAACAAGATGAAGTCAACCGATTAAATAAAATTGCAGACCGTAATGCCTTTTTAGAAGAGTTAAGAATAAAAACTTTGCTAAGTGGTCAAGAGCAGGAGGAGGCTTTATTTGAGTTGGCTTTTGAAAAGCGTATTGAAGACCTAAGAGCATTAGGATTAAGCGAGGTAAAAATTGAAGAAATAAAGCAAAAGGAGTTATTAGCGATAAAAGAAAAGTACGCTGAAAAAGGAACTGAATTAACTAAGTCAACTGCAAAGACAGCAGAAGAAATACAAACCGAGCAAATACAGGCTATACAAGGTATTGTAGGGGGAGCGTTGAATACTATCGGTTCAATATCTGATATACTTAGCGAGGTAACGGCACGTAAACAAGAAGAACTTGATGCGGCTTTAAAAAGTGGTGCATTAAGCGAGGAAGAATATGCTAAACAAAGTGCGGAGTTGAAGCGTAAACAATTTGAAGAAAACAAAGCTATACAATTAGCAACGGCAGTAATGCAAGGTATAAACGCCACTTTAGCGGCTTATACTTCGGGTGCTTCAATCCCTTTAGTTGGTACGGTTACAGGTCCGTTATTTGCAGCATTAGCAGCAGCATTTTCAGCAGTTCAAATTGGAATGATAGCAAGTAAACAACCGCCAAGATTTGCCACAGGCGTTATTGGTTTAGACGGTGCAGGAACAGCAACAAGCGACAGCATAGATGCAAAGTTATCACGAGGCGAAAGTGTAATAACAGCAAAGGCAACGGAGCGATTTGCGCCAGTATTAGCGCAGATGGAGATGGCAGTAGGTAACAGACCGAACTTCCAATTAGGCAATAGGAAATTTGCCACAGGTTACATCCCGACAACTGATGGGGGTTATAGCGATAGGGCAATGAGTAACGAGGTTAACAACGCTAGTACGATGGCGAAGATGTTTAGCGATAGCATAGCTAAGATGCCACAGCCGAAACTTGTTTACGATGAGTTCACTAATTTTGTGAACAACCGAAATCAGTCGGTTAATTTATCGGAGTTGTAAATTTCATTATACTTCTCAATAGCCGCTTCCCTCACAAACTTCGCCACACTTGTATTTGACTGCGGAAGTTGGCAATGATTTTCTAAGCGTTTCCACCAATAAGGCGTGAACTGCGTTTTGAGTTGTTTACTATACTTTTCTGCTTCGTCTTTTTTACTTGCCATTTGCAATAGTTTTGGTTAACTGACTAGGAATAAACAAGGCTATAATGAAAAACAATCTAACCCACTCAGACCATTGCAAAGGGTTAAGATTAGCACCAATAAAGGCGCAAAGTAAATAGCATAGTACGAACGTAACTGATGCGCTGATGTATTTGTTTCGGATTGACATGGTTAAAAAGTTTAGGACAAACATAGTTTGATTTTAGGACAAAAACAAATTGGCTTTGATATTCTCCCTTTTTTTGTACTATGAACAGCGCAACGCTTTACATTAACGGTTATATCGGTCAGCAAGGTTTCTTTGATGAAGCGTCTTTCGACTTGACTACGTTAAACAATTTCCTTGACCAGCACCAAGATATTGAAGAACTAAATGTGTTTATCAATAGCGGTGGCGGTTCAGTAACAGAAGGCTTTGCAATTCATGACCGTTTAATGTCTTTGCCGTTTACGGTTAACACAATAGTGAACGGTATGTGTGGCAGTATCGCTACGGTGATATTCCAAGCAGGTAAAAAGGGCAAAAGAAAAATGTACGCAAACAGCGAGTTCTTTGTTCACAATCCTTTTTGGATGCCCGATGCACCAAACGCAATGGAAGCAAAAGACTTGGAAGCACTAGCCGAAGATTTGAAACGTGCGGAAAATAAGATAGTTAATTTCTACTCAACTATCACAGGCAAAAGCACCGAAGATTTGAAACCAATCTTAGACCGTCAAACAACACTAACAGCAAGTGAAGCAATAGAACTAGGATTTGCAGATGAAATCATGGGCGGTGAAATTAAGGCGTTCACCAAGTACAAAATAGCAGCGTATTTATCTAATCAAAATAAAACAATTAACATGGCAGAACAAACCGAAATCAAAGCCGAGTTGACAGGAATAAAATCATTCCTTGCAAAACTCACATCAAAATTATTTAAGGCAGCAATGACCGAAACTATTGACGGCAAAGTAATCCACTTTGATGGCTCAACACTTACCGAAGGCACTTTGGTATTTGAAGACGAAACAATGTTGACACCTTTGGCAGATGGTGATTACGTTGTAGATACAGCTACTTACACCGTTGCAGAGGGTGTAGTTACAGCGGTAAAAGAAGTTGAAGTTGAAGTTGAAGATGCGAAACTAAAAGAAGCAAATGCACAAATCGAAGATTTGAAAGCACAACTTGCCGCTAAAGAAGAAATCGTAAACGAGAAAGAAACTTTGATTAACGACACTAAGAACGAAATCGTAGCACTTGCAACTAAGGTGAAGTCTTTTGAAGCATTACTTGTAACTGGCAAGAACTTCAAAGCCGAAGCAGGTCAGTCAAATAACACTAACCAAGATGCGCCAAAACTTTCAGCAATGGAAGTAATCGCTAAACGTAGAGCCGAAAAGGAAAACAAATAAATTAATAAACTAAAAACAAAAACAATAAGACATGGCAAACGCAGTAACAGCACTACCAGCAAACGGTTCGATACCATACGAGGTATTCTATAAACCGCTATTGAACGACCCAAAGATTAACGCTTTACCGTTCACAATTCACTTTGGTAAAATCGGCAAAGAATTATACTTTGATGCTGAATTTACAGATGCACCAACTATCAAGGCGACTTGTGGATGGGATTACAAAACAGGAACGCCAATCACTAAAAAGGCTCTTGACCCTTATGAGTTGGATTTTTCTTTTGAGCAATGTTATACCGACTTCGTTAAATCAATTTGGGGCGATAGCCTTCCAGACGGATGGAGAAAAGGTGAATTGACACCAGAGATTGTTGACCGTATCGTGACTAAGCAATCAAACGCTTTCAACACTAACTTACTTTACGCTTTGTTCCTTGCTGACACTTCATCTACTACTAACTTCTTGAGCGGTATGGATGGAGTTTATCAAAAACTTTTAGCAGGTGTAGCCGCAAATGACGGAACGGTTGATGCAGGTGCAATCACTGACAGCGATTTGTCTTTGACAAACATCGAAGGTACTTTGTATGGTATCTACACAGCACAGAGCGATTTGCTTAAAACTTTTGACAACGGAACTAAAGCGTTCATTGTAACTCAAAAAGTTTACGAAGCATGGAGCCGTTTCTTGCAAATCAACACCGCAGTAGGTGGTAACTTGATTGACCGTGCATCTCTTCAAAATGGTGTGACTGGTATCTCTTATCAAGGCATTCCAATGATTAACGCTAACTACGTTGACAGAGGATTAGCACTTTACGGAACAGCAGGTTCACCTCCAAGTGTAACCGACCCGAACCGAGTTATCTTGACTTTGCCTACAAACCACCACATCATGATTGATGGTAGCGGTTTTGAAAGCATCGAGCCATTCTACGACCGTAAAGAGGACAAAGTATTTTCACCAGCTAGTGCCATGATTGACTACCAATACGGCTACGGTGACTTGAACGTAATCGCAGGTTTCTAAAAAAAATTAAGGGGGTGCAAATCCCCCTTTTAATATCTTAAATAAAACATAAAATGGCAGATTGCATTGACATATTAGAGAGCATCGGACAAGGATGCGAAAAAGAAAACCAAGTTGGCGGTGTAAACCGTAGAGTTTGGGTAACGCAAAAGAGCCAAGTCGTAAGCACTACAACTGACGCTAACGGATACGTTAACACCATTACAATGGGCGTTGACAATTCGAGCGATGCTTATAAGTTGATTACGGTTACAGGCAAAGATTACACTCACAACGGTGTTATTGAAGGCGTGATTGGTGATAATACCAACACATTCAACCACAGCGCAGCGATTAAGATTTTCACAGCTACACCATCAGAACGTGCGGCAGTTGAAACATTGTTCAAAGCCAAAGATTTGATTGTTATTTTCCAAAACGAAAACGACCAAATCGAAGTTTACGGATTGGACAAAGGATTGAAAGCATCGGCATTCGCAGGTGGTACTGGAACGGCTTTACAAGATGACACAGGAATGTTGTTGACTTTGAGTGGCGAACAACGCTACTTGCCTAAATACTTCTTAAACGGAGGTTCATTGGCTACGTCAATCGCTTACTTGGATAACATCAGCAAAGCAGTAGTTTAATTCTTCTCGCTCCCTTAGTTGCATAAACTTTAGCCACTTTCGAGTGGCTATTGTTTTTTAAATACGTTTGTCTATATTTGTACAATGGAAGTGAGAAGCCTATCTTTTTTAAATGAGTTGAATGAGAATGTAATCTCAAAAGGTAGCGTAAACAATGTAAGCGGAGTAACTATCCGATATTACTATACACTAATTTTCAACAAGAAATTAAAAGGGAATTGCAGTTCATGTTTGGTTGATGCGATGGTTTCAATGCGCAAATATTATACGACTAACATAGCGAAGTACAATAGTAGTGATGCTGAGATTTTAAAGGTAAATAAATACGCTTTGACTAAAGCATTGATTGAGTTTAAGGCATTAGAGAAATATGAATTATGCGAGTTTATTAAAAGTCGGATTGATATTTATAAAAAAATGATATGAGCGAAATCGAGAAATACAGACATTGGCTTCTAAGTTTAACAAGGTTAGCCACACTTAAACACTTTCCTAGTATTTACGAGGCTACGGATAAACGCTTTGAGCGAATGAAAGCGGATAAAGTTTTCAATGGCGTGGCGTTCGTTTGGTATTTTAAAGATATGAAGTATATCGGTTGTGACTTTGATAGCTTTTGCAATAAGAAAGATGGACATGGAGTAACTGAATTAGAGCATAGCGTAAAACTATTTAGTAATGAAGTAAAACAGATATTTGCATGAAGAAAACAATTATAACCCGAAGCGCAAACGATAAACTTTACAGCCTATCAAAATCATTATGGCGTGATGACAATACTTTCGTAAGGTTGCAACAGTTTACAGGGTTTCATGGTGCGCTGACTTATCTCCTTCACATTCTTGAAAACTACAATGGCATAATCGTAAACGCTGACGAAGATTTCTTTGTTACCAATGAAGATTTAATAGACCAAGTGATTGCTGACATGACACGAAATGACTTTGCCTATTGTGGTGTTCCCGATAAGGGAGTGATTAGCCATAGAGACAAATCATTTTTCCACGTCAATCCGTTCTTTAATGTATTTAACGTGGACATGATTAAAACTAAATTGTCAAAATTTGACAACTCAAAGGTTTATGACTACGCAAACCAGTGCGAAAAGAATGGCAATGTAGATGAGCCGTTTGCAGGGTTATTCTATTGGCTACATTTGAACTTCAAACACGCTAACTTTACAAAGATAACTTCAACAGATGGTACAAGTACGGTGATAAACATTAACGACAAACCGATAGGCATACATTCATGGTATAGTCGTGAGTATGGCAAGGACGTGAAGCAGACCGAGCGAATTGATAAGTGCCTAGAGTGGGCAATAATTAACCATAATCAATGAAGTTAATAGTTCCATACCGAAATAGACTTGACCACTTAAAACAATTTGTAGAGCACTACAAAGGCTTTGACATTTTAGTAGTCGAACAAGCGAATAACGAGTTATTTAATCGTGGTAAGTTGCTGAATATAGGCTTTAATGAGTGCACTGATAAAACGGTTTGCTTTCATGATGTTGATTTATTAGCCGAAAGCCTAGCACATTACACACAGCCTATTGATGGAGCGGTCCACTTTAGCGGTTTATGTGAGCAGTTCAATTACAAAGTACCGTATGAAACTTGTTTTGGTGGCGTAACGGCTTTTGATGCCGAAAGTTTTTTGAAGTGCAATGGATTTTCAAATAATTATTGGGGATGGGGTGGCGAAGATGATGACTTATTCACCCGAACAAAGCTAAACAACATCCGCACTAAATTCGAGTTGCATAGATACAAGTCACTAAAGCACGAAAAACAACCCATTACAAGCGAATACAAAGCGAATAAAGAGCGATTGAATAGAACACAGCACACATGGGCGTTTGACGGCTTAAATAGCCTACGTTACAAGATAGTAGAACGTGACGAGATTTGCGGTGTAGAACTAATTAAAGTAGATTTGTAAACAATAAAATCAAAATATGATACCTCAAAAATTTAAACTTAAAAAAGACGTTGGCTCTATAGTATTTCGAGCAGGAACGCAAATTGTTTCTATCACTAAAGAAACGCAAATCAGCGAAGAACTTTACAACTTATGCTGCAAGTTTGGAAAGTCGCATTGCTTTGACATTATGGGCGAAGAAAAAGGTCAAAAAAAAAGCCTATCAACATCCCAGTTCCCAGCGTCTTTATCAACCTTGAACGAAGTGTCGACAGACGAGAGCGATTTACCGTTAGTGCCAAACAAGAGGCTAGAGGATGTTTCTATTCCACAGCCAAAGAAAAGGGGCAGACCCTTCAAGTCGAAAGACTAATTGCAGTTGATGGCAAAGAAATAGTTTCACCAATTCAAGGTGTAACGAATAACGAATATGCTTGCATTCAAAGCCACTTGAACGCTATTAAATTAGCTAAAGAAAGAGGCTATGAGTGCATCGCTATTTTTGAGGATGACATAACTTTCGTAAAAGATTTTAAACCTAAGTTTGAAAAGTATTTAAACCAGTTACCAAAAGATTGGCATATCCTTTATTTAGGCGGTTCGTTTGGGCGTAACCCTTTTTATTTTAATCAATACTTTACTCAGCAAAATCAAACGTGGGGAGCGTTTGCGTACATCGTACACAAGAGAGCGTACAATAATCTAATTGAAATGCTTTCGTGTCCTAAAAAAATAGTGGACGGTCACTATATTGACTACCAAAAATCGCACCTTTGCATTAAGCCAAACGAACGGTTAGTGATACATCCAAAAGGGTTTAGCACTATCAAAGAAATCGAGGTTAATTATAAAGGCATACAATGAGCAAACATACACGAACATTCAAAAACATTTTGCCAGTCACTACTGAAAAAAAAGGTGATGGATATTTTCGTTATGGATGGAATGACAATTTGCCTTTAGAATTAATTGAGGCAATCAACAATAGTGGCGTGGCTAAGAAAGCCGCAAAGAAATATGCGGAGTACATCCAAGCGGATGGATTTGTTTCTCCAGTTGCTTCGGGGTTCAAAGTAAACTCAAAGCAAACAGCGGATAAGTTTGTAGGAATATTTGCTACTTCATGGTCGTATTTTAATGCGGTTGTTATCCATGTTTCAAGACTTGGAAACGGTCGAGTAGGGAAATCGGAAGTAATGCCGTTGCAGAAATTTAGACGTGGAATAAATGGGACTTGGTTTTATAACCCGACAATACAAACTGACAAATATAGACGTGATGCGTGGGTTGAGTTGCAAGACTTTCAGGGCGAAGTAGCTACATTTGAAGCGATGGATATAAATGTCAATCACTTTGGTGGGCGTGGTGAAATACTTTATGTTTACAATGGAAATCCTTTTGATAGTGGGCATTATGGACTTCCCGATTATTTAGCCGCATTTGAAGACTTGAAAACGTCAAGCGAGTTATCAAAGATGGACTATGAAGCCGTATTGAATGGCTTTGTTTTGGGCGGTATCATGACGTTTAGCGGAGTAAATGAAACAACGGAAGGAGAAGATGGATTAACAGACCGTCAGCGTGTGGAAGAAGCAATGACGCAGTTCACAGGGTTGCAGAAAAATAAAGATGGATTGACTTCACGTTTCGGAGTATTGGCGCACTTTGTTGAAACACCCGAACAAGCACCAACGTACACAGCAACAGACCCGAAACCAATATTGGAAGCGTCAAATACGAAGCGTGATATTATCGAGCGTTCAATATGCCGTTTATTTGGCGTTCATCCTGTATTACTAGGTTACAGCGAAGCGGCAGTTTTAGGAAACACAAACGCAATCGAACAAGCGAGAAAAGAATTAAGAGAAGCCGTTAAACCAGTGCAGGGATTAATTCAAGAAACAATGGCTACAATGTACGGCAATAATATTGATTGGACTTTGAGCGAGTATGGTATTGTTAACACTCAAATAAATATGCCAAATGTTTCCGAATAATAAAGCATGGATTAGCGTTGTGGATATTACACCGTTCTTTGCGGTGTTAAGTCCGAATACACCAACAGCACAGATAGAGCAACAAGTGATATTAGCGCAGACGTTGGACGTTAAGAATGAACTACCGAAAGAATTAATTGAAGATATTAATAACGCTATATTAGCGAACCCACAACAATACAGAACGAATAGAACGTATGTTGAAGGTGATAAAGTATTTTATAATGGCGTTTATTATATTGCTTTAGATGCAATAGCAGTAAATGAAGCACCACCAAGCGCAGATTGGGGTGATTATGAGTTGATGAACTTCTACAATGTGTTTGTGAAGCGTTGGTTAGCAGGTTGCACCATGAAACGATATATGCCTTACTTAGGTTTGCATGGTACACAATGGGGATTAGAGCAGTTTCAACAAGAGGGATTTGGTCAAGTAAGCGATAAAAGACGTGCGGAGTTATTAAACTCAATAGCAGGACAAACATCAGCCTACGCAAACGAAATGATTAACTATTTAAACGATGTTAATTGGACACTTGACGGAGTAGTTTACGAGCGTGAAACGCTTTGCAAACAAGTGAAAACCAAATTGCCGTTTAGTATTATTGGTGCAGGTGTGAAAAATAGAAAATATTACTTTGACGAAAACAATAGACGGATAATATGGGAGCAGTAAAACAATTAGTACAGGGTGAGGACTTGACCATCAACATTCAGTTAGTTGGTGAGGATGGTGAGCCTATCCAAATAAGCAACTGCGAGGACGTTATTCTTTACCTATACCAAAGGCGTGAAAACATTTTAGTTGAAATAGCACTAAATGAAATGGAAGTTGTGAGCAGTT